TGCGGGTCGGACGAGCCCCGAAAACGGTCTAGTTGCAAATTTCAAAAGGGTGTACATGTACATTTCACTTTACGCTTTCCGTGAACACTTTACGCTTGCCGGGCTCTGCCGGTATTGAACGAAAAGCTCGAACGCGCAAAGATGAAATTACAAAACAAATAACGAGGTGTTGGCATGGCGAACGATGGCGTCAGCATGCGAGAGTTTGCGCGCCAAGTCGGACGAAGTGCCGCATACGTTAGCGGAAAGTGCAAGACTGGCGAGCTGCCTCTTGTCGACGGAAAGATTCCGTTAGAAGAAGGTCTGAAAGCCTTCAAGGCTCTGGTCAAGTCTGAAGAACGAAAAAAGGCGAGCCGTCGCACGTCCAGAAAGACTGCGGACGTGTTCTCGGGCGATGACGAGGACGATAAGCAAATATCGGCTGTTCTGAACGTAAACGAAGCGTTCAACAAAGCCCGGCTCGCAAAAGAGGTCGCGACCGCAAAGATCAAAGACCTCGAATACAAAAAGCTCAAGGGCGAGTACGTAGCGGTTGCTGATGTTGAGGCGGACGCGAGAGAGGCGGCAGCAATGCTCCGCAACTTCGCGATCTCCGCCCCGACTCGTTATTCAGCGCTGCTTGAAAACAGAACGCAGCGCGAAGCCGAGGAAGTCCTTGAGGACATCTTCCGCGACCTATTGAAAACGATCAACGACTCGCACTTTGCAAAGGGGGGATGAGATGGGCATTTGGTCCAAGGCGTGGGCGCAAGCCTGTCGCCCGATCTCTCGTTTGACTGGGAGCCAGTGGGCCGACAGGTTTCGCGTCGTCGCTTCCGGTACGTCTCCTGAAGCGGGCATGTGGCGTACAAGCCGAACGCCGTATTTGCAGGAGCCAATGGATTCAGCAACGGATCGACGGACAGAAATGGTCGTCATGTGTTGCTCTTCACAGCTCGGCAAGTCGGAGATGCTCCTGAACATCATGGGCTACTACGCCGATCAGGAGCCCGCGCCTCAGCTTATGCTACAGCCGACCGTTGAAATGGCCGAGGCGTTCTCGAAGGAGCGCATCGAGCCCATGTTCCAGAACTCTCCAGGCTTGCAAGGCAAGCTCGAAGAAGGAAAGGACGGTCGCGGTTCCGCGAAAAAGTCAAGCACGACAATTCGCATGAAGCACTTCCCCGGTGGCTACCTTGCCCTTGTCGGTGCGAACTCGCCGGCGGGGCTTGCGTCCCGTCCGATTCGCGTCCTGCTTTGTGACGAAGTGGACCGCTACGGCGTGACGAAAGAAGGGGACCCTCTGAAGCTTGCCATTCAGCGAACTCAGAACTTCGGAAACCGAAAGATCATTCTTGTCAGCACGCCGACCATCAAAGGCGCGTCGAAGATTGACGACTGGTACGAACGAAGTGATCAACGTCGCTTCTTTGTCAAGTGCCCGCATTGCGGTGAGGAACACATTCTGCAATGGGCAAACGTGACCTGGCAGAAAGACGACGAAGGGAATGCGCTGCCGATGACAGCAAGCATGCATTGTCCAGAGTGCGGTTGCATCACGAGAGGCGCTTACAAGCCCGACCCGAAGCTACTGCAGAGCGGTCGTTGGATTGCAACGAACCCCGGAAGCAAGATCAAGGGCTATCACGTCAACGCGCTCTATTCGCCTTGGGTCAATTTGCACGATCTGGTGGAGGAGTTCGTTTCGGTGAACCACAACCGCGACAAACACGGCCTCATGGAGTTCGTGAATTTGAAGCTCGGCGAGGCCTGGGAGGAAATCAACCCTGACGCCGACAACTGGGAGCAACTGTTCAACCGGCGCGAAAGCTATCCGCCAAACGGCGTCCTCCCGGAAGGCGTCTTGCTACTGACCGCTGGCATCGACGTTCAGCACGACCGTCTCGAATGCACGGTCTATGGATGGGGCGTCGGGCGGGAGTGTTGGGGCATTGAACATCGAGTGCTTTATGGCCGCCCGGACGATCCGCGAACATGGCAGCAGCTTGATGCAATCCTGCAGCGGCAGTATTCGATGCAAAACGGCGTCCATGTTTCGGTCGCTTGCGCCTGCGTTGACTCTGGTGACGGGACCTACACAACGAACGTCTACCAGTACACGAAAGCCCGAGAACGAATGCGCGTTTTCGCGATCAAGGGGCGAGGCGGCATCGGTGTCCCGTTCATCAACACGCCGACGAAGAGCAACGCGATGAAGGCAACGCTCTTCACGCTCGGTGTTGACAGCGGAAAGTCGCTCGTCATGAACAGGCTTTCCGTGCAGGAACCTGGTCCGAACTTCGCGCACTATGCGGCGCAGGAGGACAGGGGCTTTTATGAAAACTTCTTCAAGCAGTTGACCGCTGAGGTGCTTGAAAAACACTTTGAAAAAGGCGTCGTGAAAATGGCGTGGAAGAAAATCCGCGAACGCAACGAGGCCCTTGACTGCGCGGTCTACGCGACTGCCGCACTCGAATTGCTGAACCCGAACTTCGAGTTCCTTGCCGACTTCTACCAGAACGGCGGGGCACTCAGACAGCAGACCGCTCCCCGCAAGCCGCGAGGGACGCTGTCGAAGGGAATAACCGTGTAAGGAGTTGCAAGTCTAGTGCGACAAGAGAAAACGCAGATCGAATACGTTAGCGTTGACAATCTGAAGGCGTACGAGCGAAATGCTCGAACGCACAGCGACGAGCAGGTACAGCAAGTCGCAGAATCGATCAAAGAGTTTGGGTTCACAAATCCCGTTTTGATCGACGAAAACAACGAGCTCATTGCAGGCCACGGTCGAACAATGGCCGCGAAGTCGATCGGCATGAAGGAAGTGCCGGCGATTCGCCTGAAGGGGCTCACAGCTGCGCAGAAGAAAGCGCTGCGCATTGCCGACAATCAGTTGGCACTGAACGCCGGATGGGATGAGGAGCTTCTCCGCATCGAGCTCGGTGAACTTCAGGAACTTGACTTCAACCTCGATGTCATGGGCTTCTCTGACGAAGAGCTCGACCTTCTGCTTGATGGGACCGGCTCGATTGATGACGACGAGGAGCACGGGAAAGACGCTGAGGAAATCGCGGAACCGTCAGAAGACCCGGTTGTCAAGCCTGGCGAACTTTGGCTCCTTGGGGACCATCAGCTGTTGTGCGGAGATTCAACACGCATCGATGATCTTGTTCGCTTGTGCGAAGAAGGCAGCGTCGATCTGTATTTGACCGACCCGCCTTACAACGTGGCCTACGAAGGCGCGACGAAAGACAAGCTGACGATTCAGAACGACAACATGTCGGACGAGAACTTCCGAAAGTTCTTGATTGATGCCTTCTCTACTGCTGATTTTGCCATGAAGCCAGGAGCGTCTTTCTACATCTGGCACGCGGACGCTGAAGGCTACAACTTCCGAGGCGCGTGCCGAGACAACGCGTGGAAGGTGCGCCAGTGCCTTGTGTGGAACAAAAACTCTCTTGTTCTTGGTCGTTCTGACTACCAGTGGAAGCATGAGCCGTGCTTGTACGGCTGGAAGGAAGGCGCGGGGCATGCCTGGTACTCGGACCGTAAACAAACGACGGTTCTCGACTTCGATAAGCCGTTGAGGAACGGGGATCACCCGACGATGAAGCCGGTTGATTTGTTTGAGTATCAGATCGGCAATTCCACAAAGAAGGGCGACGTCGTTCTCGACAGCTTTGCCGGCTCTGGCACGACCGTCATTGCTTGCGAGAACACAGGTCGTAAGGCTCGGGCGATGGAGCTCGATCCACGTTACTGCGACGTCATCATCAAGCGATGGCAGGACTTGACGGGAGAGGACGCGGTTCGTGAAGACGGCGTGACGTTCAACGACTGCAAGTAATCACAAACAAAGGAGGCATCGAAATGTCTTGGATCACCATAGACGAGGCCCGCGCGAATCTGAAGATGTGGCTCGATGCCGAACGCGCGGTCGCCTCTGGCCAGTCTTACAAAATCGGAACGCGTAGCTTGACGAGAGCTTCGCTCTCAGACATTGCAGCTCGCATCAAATACTGGCGCAACGAGATCGACAAGCTCGAAAACGGCCGTAAGGGGGCACGTGTAATGCGTGCCGTCCCTCGCGACCTGTAAGGAGGCTTGCAAATGAATCTGCTTGACAAAGCAATCAGGGCGATCAGTCCTGAGCGCGCGTTGAAGCGTTATGAAGCCCGCCGAAAGCTCGAAATTCTCAACAGCGGATATTCGCGGCACGGTGGCTCATACGCCAAGAAGTCCCTTATGGGATGGCTATCCGGCGGGAGCGACGCGGACGCGGACATCGTTGACAACTTGGAGACGCTTCGCAATCGCTCGCGCGACCTCTATATGGGTTCGCCTCTTGCAACTGGTGCGCTCAAGACCGTTCGAACGAACGTCGTTGGGTCCGGGCTTGCGCTGAATGCCCAGATCGATGCGAAGTTCCTAGGCCTTACCGAGGAGCAGGCGAAAGAGTGGGAAGAAAACACCGAACGTGAATGGCGGCTGTGGTCTGAAAGCGTGAACTGCGATGCGGAAAGACGGCAGACGTTCTTTCAGCTTCAGTCTTTGGTGCTCCTTTCTGCGTTGATGAGTGGCGACGTCTTTGTGACGATGCCGATCATCCCGCGCAAGGGCTGCGCCTACGACTTGCGAATCGGCCTCATCGAAGCCGACCGCGTGTGCGATCCGCTGAACCCTCCGACGACAGCTAATGTCCTCGGCGGCATCGAGGTCGGGACATACGGCGAGACCGTTGCCTACTGGGTGGCGAAACATCATCCGGGCGCGATCCCTCGCATTGGTCAGGACCTGCAACAGGAATGGAAGCGCGTGCTGGCTTTCGGCACAACGACGGGGCGTAGAAACGTTTTGCACATCATGGCAGACGTTGAACGTCCTGCGCAGCGCCGAGGCGTGCCGATGCTTGCTCCGGTCATCGAGGCCTTGAAGCAACTTTCAAGGTATTCGGAAGCCGAGCTGATGGCGGCGGTCGTGTCCGGAATGTTCACGGTCTTCGTCAAGAGCAACACTCCCGATTCTCCACTCGGACAGGCTTTCAATCCCGCGATGCAAGTCGACAAGGACCCGAACGCCTATGAAATGGGTAACGGGTCGATCGTCGCCCTTGACGAAGGTGAAGAGGTCCAGATCGCGGACCCGAGTCGACCGAATCCGAACTTCGATCCTTTCGTGATCGCTATTTGTCGCCAGATCGGTGCGGCGCTGGAGATCCCTTACGAGCTTCTCGTGAAGAACTTCACAGCGTCCTACAGCGCGTCGAGGGCTTCGCTTTTGGAGGCTTGGAAGATGTTCCGCATGCGCCGCGAATGGCTCGTGGGGAACTTCTGTCAGCCGATCTACGAGGAGTGGCTGACCGAGGCTGTTCTGAAAGGTCGTGTGCAAGCACCCGGCTTCTTCGATGATCCGGCAATCCGTGCAGCTTGGTGCGGGGCCGAATGGTTCGGCGATGCGCAGGGACAGCTTGATCCGCTGAAGGAAGCCAACGCGGCGAAGGTCCGTGTCGATGAAGGCTTCAGCACTCGAGAACGCGAGGCGGCTGAGCTCACCGGCATGAAGTATGACCAGGTTCACGCGGTGCGAAAGCGCGAGGAGGCAATGCGCAGGGAAGACGGTCTGAGTGCGACAGCTCCGGCTCAACCGATGACGGAACCGGAGAAGGAGGAAACAGATGAAGAATAAGTTTTGGAACGTCAAGGCCGAGGGGAAACGGGCGCAGCTCGATCTTTTCGGCTATGTCGGCGGGTCGAAGGACGATCCGTGGGGGAAGGGCTTCAACGAGGCTGAATTCCTCGCGGACTTCCGAAAAATCCCGTCCGATAGCCCTCTTGATATTTCGATCAATTCGTTCGGCGGGGCCGTCTATACGGGCTTGTCCATTTATTCGCTTCTAAAGGCGCATAAGGGACAGATTACCTTCCGAATTGACGGCGCTGCCATGAGTGCTGCGACGATCATCACGAGCGTGCCTGGCGCGAAAGTCGTCATGCCGAGGGGCTCAATGATGATGATCCACAAGGTCAGCTCTGGCGTCTGGGGGAACACGGACGACATGAGAAAGGCGGCGGACGACATGGAGAAGCTTGAGGACAACCTCATTGACATCTATGTCGAAAAGACCGGTCGCACGGTTGCCGAGATCAAGGAAAAGGTCAACGCCGAGTCCTATTTCACAGCAGAAGAGGCTGTGGAGTTCGGTCTGGCTGATGAGATTGATGAAACGACGGAGGTCAAGAACACGGCTTCTGGCGGTTTCGTCATGTTAAACGGCCTGAAGGTAGATTCGCGTTTCTTTGCGAATGCGCCGAAGGGCTTCATTCACGCGGAACAGCCCAAGGCATCCGCAGTTCAAAAGGAGGTTCACAAGATGAATCTGGAAACGTTGAAAGCGGAACATCCTGACTTGGTGCAGGCGATCCGCGAAGAAGCTATTGCCGAAGGCGCTACGAATGAACGCGCACGCATCCAGGCGATCGAAGACATCGCTGTCGCAGGTCATGAAGACCTTGTGAACGCAGCGAAGTTTGACGGCAAGACGACCGCAGAAGCGCTTGCAGTTCAGATCCTGAAGGCCGACAAGGCTCGCGGCGCACAGATGCTCAAGGATCGCAAGAGCGACGCGAAGGCTCTTGAGGGTATCGAATCGGAAGGCAATGAAGGCCTTGATCCGAAGGCAGAAGCGAAGGCAAAGCTGGACGCCGAAATGAAGGCGGCCATTGAAGCAGGTGCGCGCGCCTTCGCTCGCAAGTAAAGGAGGAAGAAGAAATGGCAATGCAAGAAACTCATACGACGACTGTCGACAATCTTTTCGCTGCGTCGCAGATCATGCCGGTTGTTGCTGACAGCATGATGGTCAAGACTAGCCAGGGCGTGCTCAAGCGCGGCGCTCTACTTGATAAGGACGGCACGCTCTGCAAGGTTGACTCTGGGAAGACGACGATTTCTGCAGTGTATGCAGTCCTTGCCGAGGACGTGGATACGGCTTCCGGCGACAAGGTCGCTGCCGTGTATCTCACCGGCGAATTCAACGAAGATGCTCTTTCTTTTAACGCTGAGAACAGCGCTGCCGTTGCGGACTTCAAGCCGTCTGCTCGTCAGGTCAGCATCTTCTTCAAGCCGAGCATCTAAATCTCAGGAGGGACTACAACAATGGCAATTGATATGTTTACTACTCGCACGATGCTCGCGATGGTCGAAGAAGGCCAAAAGAGCAATTCCACCTGGTTGCGCGATCGCTACTTTACGAATCGCCCGACCTTCCACACCCAGAAGATCGACTTCGACATCATCGGTCGCGGCGGTCGCAAGATTGCGCCCTTCGTCAACCCGAAGGTTGGCGGTGTCGTGCTGACGCGCGAAGGCTTCCGCACGGAAAGTTACGAAGCGCCGGAAGTTTCTCCGATGCGCGTGACGACGGCAGAAGACATGCTGAAGCGCCTGCCTGGCGAAACGATCTACTCCGCAAAGAGCCCGACGCAGCGTGCTGCCGAAATCCTCGGCAAGGACTTGTCCGACCTCGACGACATCATCACGCGTCGTGAAGAGGTCATGTGCGCCGAGGCTCTTTTCCAGGGCAAGGTGACGGTCAAGGGCGAAGGCTACGATGAAGTTCTGAACTACTGGGCTCACCTGGAGACGAAGGAGCAGCCGAAGACTACTTTGGGCACGAAGTGGGACGCTGCTGACGCCGCCCAGATCATGGGCGATCTTCGTACGCTTCGTCGCACGATGATTCAGTCCGGCGGCTTTACGCCGCACGAGCTGATCTGCGGCTCGAAGGTGCTTGATACGATCCTCGATAAGCTCACGACTGCCAATCAGCTCGATACGCGTCGCGTCGACATGGGCGCGATTGATCCGCAGCACTTGCCGAATGGCGTGACGTACTGGGGCTATCTCAAGGACTCCGGTCTTGACATCTACTCTTATGACGAGTGGTACACGGATGACGCCGGCAAGGAACAGCCGATGGTTCCCGAAAAACTCTGCATGCTCGCAAGCCCGAACGCGAAGACGATGCTTGCTTACGGCCTGGTTTCCTTGACCGGTGATGATGCGGTCAAGTTCTACGAAGGCGCTCGTGTCCCTGATTCTTGGGTTCAGCGCGCCAACCCGTCTGGTCGTATTGTGCAGATCAAGAGCCGTCCGCTGCCGATCATTCAGCAGATTCACGGCTTCCACGTCATCGAAGCTCTCGCTTAAGAGCGACAAAAACCGAATTAGGGCAGGCAATACGACCTGCCCTTTTTCGTAGGAGGGACAGAAATGAAAGTTGTTCTTTTAGAAAACCTTCTCATTTCCGGCAAACGCTACACGGCAGGTGAGGAGATCGAGGTTGACGATACGGTCGGCCTTCAGCTTCTCAAGGAAAATCTGGCGCTTGTCGGCGTGAATGAGGTCGAGGACGACCCTGTCGAAGAAGCTCCATTGCCGACGCCGGAAGCTGCTTTTGCTCCGATTCCCGAAGCAGAAGATGAGCCAGAAGTTGAAGTCAAGCAACCTGTCAAGCGTCGCACGACGAAGAAGGTGGCGGGATGAGTGCCTTCAAGGATTTCGTTGCTGCTGACGTGCAGAACGTCTTCATCAACCTCGACGAGTTTTCCGAGGAGCACGAAATCGGCCATGAGGTTGTGCCGTGCATTCTCGACAAGATCATCACGCAGGCGAACGGCGACGATTCATACCTTGGCGTTTTTGTCAACCAACTGACGATATACGTCGAAGTCGGCGTGATTGAAACGCCGGTCGAGGGCGAGCTTCTCAACATCGACGGCGCGCTTCATCTTGTCAAGTCTGTCAGCAATGAGGGCGGCGTGCTTGTCATTGTGACGGAGGGGAATGAGCAATGAGTAAACCGCTAGAGGTAATCGTTTCCGACGGGCAGGGGCGGAACAAGAACGCTCTTGAGAAGGCGGCCAAGTTGCTCTCGGAAGTTCCGAACGGATACGAGGCAGCCGTCAGTCGTTCGATGAATCGTGCGGCCACTGCCGGACGCTCTGCTGCGGTCTCAACAATCCGGCAGGAGTACACGATCAAGGCTTCAACGGTTCGCCGTAACTTCACCATCCATAAGGCGACGCGCTCAGACCTTGAAGCGCTGGTCACGAGTAAGGGGCCTCGCATCCCGTTGGTGAATTACAAGACTCGTCCGAAAACTGACACGACCGGCAATGCACGAAAGCCGGTGCGCGTCGCCGTCAAGGCACGGGGAGGCTTGAAGCCTTTGGGTAAGTCGTTCGTCTACCGGGGAAAGATTCTTCAGCGTTTGGATACGAGTTCGCTTCCTGTGCAGGAGGTCTACGGTCCAGCCATTCCGGTGCTGTCTGGGAATAACGAGGTCGTAGACAACGTCGAAAAGACGATGCAGGAGACCTTCCTCAAGCGCCTGGATCACGAAACCGGCTATCTCCTCGGCGGTGGGAAAACCAACAAATACACCAAACACAAGGGGTGATTCGTATGGTCGAAAACGAGCTGACCCGCGCACTTCGCGGGCTGTGTGCCGAAGCCGTGAAGAACTTCGCCTTGCCGACGAAGTCAGAACGCGGACAAGAGAAAGAGGAGCTTCGTGCTCCTCAAATCATAAATGGCTACCTACCGCCGAAGCGGTCAGGGCAGAAGGACGATTTTCCGTTCGTTCTCGTGCGGGCCGATGAGGGTACGACCGACCAGGACTCCACAGAAGTGCAGGTGTCGATCATAGTCGGGACTTACTCAGAAGAGTACGACGGGCACGAATACTGCCTGAACATCATGGCCCGCATTCGCACGGCGCTGTGTTCCTTGCCTGGGATGGTTCTTGCTAATCGGTATCGGCTTAAGCATCCGATCAAATGGAGCACCTATGCAGAGCAGCCCTATCCGTTTTGGCAGCTCGACATGCAGACGGCGTGGGACATCCGCACGCCGCAGCCAATTGATAAGGAGGAGGACTTCTGATGACTATGAAGAAACCCACAACTAAAAAGGCGCAAACCACCAAGGGAGAAGCTGTTGTCTATATCGGTCCGACCCTTGGAGGTGGTGCACTGATGCGCAATGCGGTGTTCCGTGCAGGGGAGTTTCCTCCGCACATCGTATCGATGCGCGAAAAGAGTGAGGCCCTGCGCGGTCTCTTTGTCCCGGTGTCTGAACTGGCGACAGCGCGAAAGCGCATCGGCGTGAAGGGCGACATCCTGCACGCCTATGTGCGTCAACTCAAAAATGAACTCTAGGGAGGTCATCAAATGGCATACAACCACGGGGTAAAAATCTCCGAAGTGCCGACTTCTATCCTGCCGCCGGTGCAGGTTGAGGCGGCTATTCCTTTCATTGTCGGGACTGCTCCGGTCAATATGACCGATCCGACCAACGTCAATAAGCCCGTTCTCTGCTACTCGTATGACGAGGCTGTCGCTGCTTTTGGCTACGTGCCGCCGGTCGAGGACAGCGCGAGCGGTCTGAAAAAGTACGACTTCACACTGAGTGAGGCGATTTATTCGCAGTTCGCTCTCTTTGGCGTCGCACCGATCATCGTTGTTAACGTGCTTGATCCTACGAAGCACAAGAAGACGGCGACGGCAAAGACGGTGACGCTTGACTCTAAGACGGGCTCTGCAACAATTGCCGAGCCAGGCATCATCTTGTCGACTCTCAAACTTTCTCAGGAAGTTACGACCTATCAGGAAGGGACGGATTTCGTCGCGACCTTCAATGATGAGGGGCACCTTGTCATCACGTCGAAGAAGGACGAGGATAACTTCAAGGTGCCTGTTGGCACGTCTCTGACTTTGGCGGTTGAGAAGCTCGATCCGTCTGCTGTGACGAAGTCGGAAATCATCGGCGGCGTTTCCGTTGAAGGTGCAAAGAGCGGTCTTGAACTTGTCAGCGAGTGCTTCCCGCGCTTCCGTCTTGTCCCGGGGCAGATCGTTGCTCCGAAGTATTCGAGCGATCCTGAAGTCGCGGCTGTGATGGCGGCCAAGGCTGTCAACATCAACGAGCATTTCCGTGCGATCGCTCTGATTGACGTGCCGACCGACACCGTCGATTCCTACTCGAAGGTCGCTGAATGGAAGAACAACAATAACGTCGTCGATGAGGCGCAAGTCGCATGTTGGCCGATGCTTGCCCTTTCTGGCACGGCGTACCACATGAGTACTCAGCTCATGGGCCTTATCGGCAAGGTGGACGGTGACAACGACAGCACGCCGTATGTCAGCCCGTCGAACAATAACTTCCAGATGACTTCCACGGTCCTGGCGAACGGCAAGGAAGTCTGGCTCGGGCCTGAAAACGGCGCGTATCTGAACGGCCAGGGCGTCGTGACGGCGCTCAATTTCATCGGCGGCTGGGTGTGTTGGGGCAACCGTATGGCCTGCTACCCGGGCAACACGGACGTGAAGGATTCCTTCATTCCGGTTCGACGCATGTTCAACTGGGTCGGCAACACGTTTGTGCAGACCTTCTGGCAGCGCGTTGATGCGCCCCTGAATCGTCGTCAAGTTGACACGATTGTTGACAGCGCGAACATTTGGCTCAACGGGCTTGCGGCTCGCCAGTACATCCTAGGCGGTCGCGTGGAGTTCCTTGAGAGCGAA